AGAGGTTTTTATTTTGGTTACAGCACCTCTTACACGTCTTAGGTGCAGTGTCTACTGAAGCTAAGTTATTATAAAATTCAATCCATTCATCTGATAGTAATATTTCTTCTATACTATCATTATTCTTTATCTTTAAATGTTCTTTAAATAACTCAGCTACCTGAGGATCATCTAATTTTAATTCTTCTATATCTTTATAAAAGGAAAAATCAATCCAACAACATGGAGTTAAATATCCCTTTGCACTTGAACCAAAAGATCTACCTGTTGCTGTATTAAGCACACATTGTGGTCGCCATTCTTTACTCATAATAATTATCTGTAGATGTAGGCTTTAAAGGATCATCCTTAGCCCACCTATTTGACTTTATTAAAGACATCTCTAAGCCATGTTCTACACATAGATTTTTAGCTGTATCAATATCATTTTCATTATATTTAAATATGATATATTGCCATATAGATTTAGCTATGTATTTTCTTGACTCTAACATTAACCTAAACAGTTTTTTACCATCTTGTCTAACTCGATACTTATGTGAGTCTTTAGGTAAACCATCTATACCAAAGTACCAGTTAGATTTAGGATGAGCTTTAAAACATTTTATATAAAAAGCATCTGGCTTATGAGTTGCTGCTACATGGACACTACACATTTTACCTGCAGCATAAATCTTACTTAAAAACACATCCAATTTAGGATGAAGTATTGGATCTGATATCTGCCCACAAAGGATAAATCTATCAAAGTGATTTAAATATATATCAAATTCATCTTCTGATAAAAGATTAGCAGGAATGTCCGCAATATTTTGCCTAGCACAGTTTGGACAAGCAAGTGTGCACCTACTTGATATATCTAAATTTACTGCATCTCTAGTCCAAAACTCACTTATTTCCAATGTTATACTTTGGGCACAATTCCCATTGTGCTTTCTCCTTAAATGGTATGATCTTAATCTGACGCAGAGGAGCACAAGTCAGCTCCTGCTTGATTTGCATCTCTACAAGACCCCAATCACTAAGCAATGTTGTGATAGTATTTCTACGCTCTACATCATTAGCTTCTAGATTAGCTTTTTTTCCATCTAACATAAACAGCTCTTTAAAGTGAACGATGAAGTATCGTCCCTGCTTATGTAATATATGACATGATTGAAATAATTTTTTATCTTTACGAGAAGCGACTCCTATTCGGGTCAACGTCTCTCTGACTTTTAGAAAATCATCTGGTTCGTTTAAGACCACCTCGAGCATGTCTTGAGGTTGCCATTCTACTATATTATTTTCTTCCACCTTTACTCACCTTCTGTTTTATACTTTTTATATTTTCAGGTGATAGAAGGGATAGTACTTGCTTAGCTTTATCATTGCTATATCCATAGTATTGTTTAATCACTTCAATATCACTCTCAGTTTCTGGTTTCATCCATTTCGAAAATCTTTTACGCTTACGAATGATATTTATAAGAAAGTGATATTGTAGTTTATTATCAAGATGATGATAGCGATTCATTACATTAGCAATGCCAACCGTGTCATAGAAGTATGACATAGATCGATTAATAAGAAAGGAGTTATAGCCTTTCTCAGCAACGTCATCGACCATAACGTCTTCTTTAGAGAAGTTAATGCTATTAAGATAAGTAAAAGGATTCATCAGTTAAATTCCACGTTAGCCATAATCTCAGTCATACAAGCAACAGTATTAAGCTCATGATCAGCCACAAAGGAATCTTTATACTGATAGTCAGCAAGTATAAGAATCAATTGAGGTATAGATGCAGAAGCAACATGCTCGTTCATATTATCGTATAGTCCTCTAAATATGGCAACAGTATCGATATCCATACTATCTACGACCCACTTACGCATAGACTTAAAGTCTTTTGCCTTAAGATGTTTACATAGAGTAGCAAACATATCACTCGATACAACACTTACAGATGCATCGATAGATCCTGCAATAGACAATCTTTGACCTTCGTTTAGTACTCTACGCCAATCAGGAGCATGCTTCATAATAAGATCAGCCGCAGCCTTCTTATCATAAGTACACCTTCGTCATCTAGTATAGTAGTAAAGCGAGTAAAGAATTGACCTGCAAGAGTCGCCATATCTTTCTTAGACGTATTAAACTCATACACACCACATCGAGAATGTAAGGGTTCGATAATACGGTTCCGAAAGTTACATGTAAGTATAAACCTACAGTTATTAGAGAACTCTTCGATAAAGCCACGCAAAGCAGGTTGAGTAGATTGAGGATTCAGATAGTCTGCCTCGTCAAGTATAACAACCTTATAGCCGCCTTGCAATGATACACTAGAGGCAAATTGCTTAATCTTACCTCTCAACGTGTCGATGTTTCCTTCTTCAGACCCGTTTATAGTTATAAAGTCAAGTCCTAGTTGCTTGCATATAGCTTTAGCAACAGTAGTCTTACCCAAGCCAGCCGTACCGGTAAACATCATATTAGGTATTTCACCAGTATCGACAATAGCTTGTAACGTACTCTTAAGCTGCTCAGGAAGAATAGTATCCTGAATAGTTTGCGGGCGGTACTTCTCTACCCATAGAAAATCTTTCGACATATTAACCCCATCATAATAAAAATATAGTATAGCTCACTTAGGTTAATAAATCTACTCTGATTCAGTAGCCTGTTCTTGTTGATATGATTCACACAACTGAATTGATTGTAAGCATTGATCTCGTAACTGACCAATAGTAGAAAGCTCTTCACCTTTAAATGCTCCACGACCTGTTAATGCGTCAATTACAGCAACTGTACTGCGTGATGTACGATTAGCAAGATCATAAATCTCTGAGTGATCCGGTGTTGTAGTTTCTTTTTTAGCCATCTTAGCCTCCATAAGTAGATGTTTTTTCTAGAGCAATCCAGTACTTTACGTCATGGTTAACACTAGAGAATTGTGATATAAGTTTAGATGAGATATCGACTTGATAGTCATCAGCAATGATTTTAAGGTTGTTTATGTTTAGCACAAAGCTAAAGTCTTCTGATTTATACTCACCCTCAACCATAATAGAGTAAGTATTAGCAGTACTATTCTCTGGATCAGCAATAGTTAGTTTAACCGAACCATTATCAGGTTCAATCAATACTTGACTATGACCAAAGACACCAGCAGCTTTCTTAAGCCCGTTTAACGTAGACTGCTCTAACGTAAACGATACATCTGCTTCAGGCATATTAATAGGTTTTCCGATCGTAGTAAGCATCTCAGGATCAGCATAGTAATAATTTACCATAGCACGTCCTGCGTTACCACCTACAACCATATTGTTTTCTTTAAATTGAACCGAAGGATTATCAACTAGGTCAAGCACACTTAAAAAGTTCTGCAAGTCATATATACCTACTTGTTTATCAAACTGTTCAGTTACAGTAGCTTCACTAAGAACGTTCTTAGCTTCAGCAATAGTCATAATCTTATTACCCGGCTGAATAACAACATTACTGTTTATAGTGGCGAAGTTCTGTAGTATCTTCACCGTTGATGCACTTATTTCCATTATGTAATCCTACTAAAGTTTTTATCTTTTACTATTTCTAGTCTGTTCTCGAACTTATCATCTAGTAGCTCTCGCTTATGAGAGATAACAAAGATGTTAGTTTCGTCCCCTAAAGTATAGATGATCTTCATAAGATTATCAACACCTTCGTGGTCTAAAGATGAGTCGAACGTCTCATCCAATATCAGAAGATTAGTTGCAACACTATTCTTCATCTTAGCTATCATCCTCCATGTAAACAATAACGCTAGATCTATACGTTGCTTCTCACCTTCAGAGAACGAATCGTATGAGAATGCATCTCTGAATCGTGATCTGATAGTCTCTTGAAATGCTTCGTCTAAGTTAAACGAAACATAGAAGTCTAATATCTCTAGGTACTGATTACACAGCTGATTAATAACAGGTAAGTACTGCTTAACGATCTTAGTCTTAATACCAGTATCCTTAAGCATCGTACTCATTATAATATTATAGTTTAACTGCTCATTGAGTGCAAGCTTTTCTTCTACTAAATTATTACTAGTAAAGGTTAAATCATCTAGATCTTCTACTGACTTAGACATATCTACATTACTATCAAGTTTGTTTATTTCATCTTGAGTACGAGCTACAGAAGATTGAAACTGAGCAATAGATTGATTGTTAGCATGAATCTCACTCTGCCATTCACGACATTGATCTATAACCTTATTAGCTTCCATTACCTTTTTAGTACTAGCAAAGATAGCTTCTTCAGCTTGATCAATAGCAGTTTGCAACTCACCTGCTTTTAGTTTACCAGAAGAGATATGATTGTCTTTTATATCAGTCGCAATAGCCTGAGTACAAATAGGGCAGTCATCATTCTCTTCAAAGAACTTTACATCCTTCACTATCTTCTTAGCATCCGAGTTAAACTTCGCTTTAAACTTTTCNAGCTCCGAGACNTTAGCGGTCGACCTAGTTGATTGATCTGTAGCAGCAGGNAGCTCAGACTCTACATTGGTAGAGAGAACTCCATTNTTTAACTGTGCATCTTCAATCTCAGTTTGAATATCTGCAATGAGTTTAAGCTTACCATCTCTTTGCTCTTCATTGATTGCTTTAACATCTTTAATGTATTTTTTCTGAGCATCAATCTTAGTTGTTGTGACGTCATGCTGATGTACAACTTCTTTAATCTGATCTTTCAATAAGCTTGTCTTCTCTCTAAGTATACCGTTCATCTTAGAGAACACATTAATATCCAGAAGATCCTCGATAACATCTCGTCGATTCATAGAACTTAGTTGCATGAAAGGAATAAAGGAGGAAGAACCTAGCACAACTATCTGATGAAAGCTTTTATGATTAAGCTTCAAGATGTTCTGTTCGAGGATCTTCTGGTACTCTTTGGCGTGGGATGATTGATTAATCATCGTTCCGCCTTTCCATATTTCAAATACGTTAGGTTTAATACCTCTTACGATTCTGAAATCTGAGCCTAGTGCGTTGAACGATACTTCAACGGCTGTGTTTTTATTATTAATAGTATTAACAAGCTGGTTCTTAGATATGTTACGATGAGCCTTCCCAAACAAAGCAAAGCTCAATGCATCCAGCATAGTAGATTTACCTGCACCGTTCTGACCTACAACGAGTGTAGTCTTATTCTTATCAAGGTCTACTTCAGACCAGTTGTTACCTGTTGAAAGAAAGTTCTTCCATCTCAAAGTCTTAAATGTTATCATTATGCAATTTCTAAGGTTTGTGCTTCGAACATAAGGTCTGACATATGAGACTTAATCCTATCTTTATCAAGGTCTGTCTCTACAGCGTCTATGTAAGTATATAATAAAGTAGAAGTATCTTCAA